TGACCAATGAAATTGGTGTAAAAATAGTTCCATTAAAACTGTTTTCTATCTCCGAAGTTTGATATATATTTTTGACTTGATTTCAGTTTGTACCTAGTGTACACTGATTTTAGGTTGGTTATAAACCGAGTCGAGTGATTCGGTTAAAATAATTAACTAATTAACAATTAAACAATTAAATAAATTATGGCATTAGACATTAGTAAGCTAAAGAGTCGTTTGAACTCCCTTTCAAACACAAATCAAAAATCTAACTTGATTTGGAAACCAAAGCCCGGTAAACAAGTAGTTCGTATCGTTCCTTATAAGTACGAACCAGATAATCCGTTCATCGAACTAAAGTTCCATTATAACATCAACAACAAGACCTATCTGTCTCCTGATAGTTTTGGTCGTCCAGATCCAATCGTTGAGTTTAGTAACCGTTTGAAGAAGACTGGTTCTAAGGAAGATTGGCAGATGGGTCGTAAGATGGAACCAAAGATGCGTACATTTGCTCCTGTAATTGTACGTGGCGAAGAACACGAAGGAGTTAAGTTCTGGGGATTTGGTAAGCAAGTTTATCAAGAACTTTTATCGATCATCAGCGATCCTGACTTCGGTGATATTACTGATCTAACAAGTGGTCGTGATATTGTTGTAGAATTCAAAACAGCTGAAGGCGGAGCTAGTTTCCCAGAAACCAGCATTCGTGTTAAGCCAAATGTGAGTGTTGCGGTTGATCCAAAAAACAGTCAGTTGCTTGAAGCACTAAAGGCTCAAGTAAACATCTTGGATCTATTCCCAGAACTCTCATACGAAGAACTTAAGGAAGTTATGGATAAGTGGTTGAATCCAGATACTGAATCAGCTGATGCAACTGTATCAACCGCAGCTGCACCATCTGACGGAGATGATGAAGCTCCATTTGATGTGCCAGCAAAGGCTGTTCCAGCTCCGTCTTCACCAACTGCTGCTAAAGCAAAAGGTAAGGATAGTGTAGAACAAGCATTTGATGATTTGTTTAACTCTTAAAAAATAAAAATAAGCCGGTAGAGTTTTTATACCCTACCGGCTTTCTAGTTATATACGTTATGGCAAAAAAGAATGTTACAAAAGAGTCTGGACAACGAGACGAATTAGTTGAGTTGTTGGCAAATGAACTAAACAAAGCAAACAAAGATGGCGGTAAGATTGCTTATTTCTTAGATGAGCAAGAAAATCCTGCCGAGATCAGCGATTGGATTAGTACAGGTTCTTCTATTCTGGATCTAGCAATTAGTAACCGTCCTCATGGAGGTTTGCCTGTTGGTAAGATGATTGAATTCAACGGATTAGAAGGAACTGGTAAAAGTCTAGTTTCTGCACACGTTGTTGCTGACACTCAAAGAAAAGGTGGAGTTGCGGTAGTAATTGATACTGAAAACGCAGCTGCACCTGAATTCTGGAAGAGTTTAGGAGTGGATCTATCTAAGTTACTATATGTTCAATGTGAAACCGTTGAAGATATTTTTGCTCAGATGGAGAAGATGATCGCAATTGTTCGTAAGAGCAACAAAGATCGTATTCTAACAATCATTGTTGATTCTGTAGCAGCAGCATCAACAAAGGCAGAACTTGAGAGTGATCATGGTAAAGATGGTTATGCTACTGGTAAATCAATTATTATCAGTAAAGCTATGCGTAAGATTACCACTATGATTGGTCGTCAGAAGGTTCTTACTGTATTTACTAATCAATTGCGTCAGAATCTAAATGCTATGGCATTTGGTGACAAGTACGTGGTAAGTGGTGGTAAAGCACTTGCTTATCATTGCAGTGTACGTGTTCGTCTTAACAACACTGGTAAACTCAAGCGGGGTGAGGAAATCATTGGCAATGAGTGTAAAGCAGTTGTTGTGAAGAACCGTATGGGACCACCACAACGTCAAGCAAATTTTGATATCTATTTTGATAGCGGTATTGCTGACTATGGTAGTTGGGTTAAAGTTCTAAAAGAACAAGGTCTAATTAAACAAGGTGGTGCTTATTACACATATAAGAAGGACAATGGATCAGAATGGAAGTTTCAATCCAAAGACTTTGTAACCACAATGCAGACTGACAAAGAATTGGGTGAAGAAATTTACTTGAAGATTTGTGATGCTGTAATTATGAAGTACAAAGATCCTAATAGTCAAATCGTTGAGGATGCTGTAGTAGATACAGAAGAAGAGACTGCCGGCAACGAATAATAATATGAGTGGATTCAGTTCATCTGAAAAGAAAAAACTGTTCTCCTTGTTTGAAAACATCAAGGAGGGTGTTGGAAATGACGGACTTAAAAAGTCTACCAATTCTGACATCCTCCTTGTTGATGGCCTTAATACTTACATTAGAAGTTTTATGGCCATTCCTTCACTCAATGAAGATGGACTACATACTGGTGGTATTGCTGGATTTCTGAAGAGCATTGGATATGCAATTAAATTGCTTTCTCCTACCAGAGTTATTATTGTATTTGATGGTAAAGGCGGTAGCCAGAAACGTAGAAAGATTTATCCAGATTACAAAAATGGCAGAAAGACAGATATTAAACTTAATCGCAATTATGAAGAATTATCTTCTTCACAAATTGAATCGGTTAATTTTAAAAAAGAATTGATTCGTACTGTAAATTATTTGGATACATTGCCTGTAACAGTTATGGCAATTGATCAAATAGAAGCAGACGATACAATTGCTTATCTGGCTAAAGATACTTTTAAAGACAGCAATGTAACCATTATGTCTACAGATAAAGATTTCCTACAGTTGGCAAGTGACAAGATTAAAATCTGGAGTCCTACCAAGAAGAAAGTTTTTGGATGCAAAGAAATATTGGATGAATATGGTATCACTTGTAACAACTTCATTTTATACAGAGTAATGGAAGGTGATGTCAGCGATAATATTCCTGGATTGGATGGAGTTGGATTGAAAAGAGTTGTTAAAGCATTTCCTTTTCTTGCTAACGAAGATCAATCGTGTTTACAGCAGATATACAACTATTCAGAAAATAATAAAAACAAATACAAGATTTATGAGACTGTATTAAACAATAAGTTATTACTCGCACGCAATTATGAATTGATGCAGTTACATAATACACAAATTCAATCTTTTACACAACTTCGTGTAGAAGAGATTATTAACACTCCTGTCAAGAAGATTGATAAAATTAGTTTCTCTAAACTAATTACAGAAGACAAAATGTGGAATAATATCCCCAATTATCACATTTGGCTCAATGAATGTTTCGGTAAATTAAATAGTTTCGTAGAATAAAAAATCGTCGGTAAATAAAAGTTGAAGACCACTTAATTCAGTGGTATAGTAGAGTTATCTTATGGAAAACAAAAAAGCAATTGATTCATTAACAAAATACGGCCGTGACTTTCAAATCAAGTGTATTTCGTGCTTAATATCTGATCGTTCATTTATTGAACGTATTAACGATATTATTGAAGTAGACTTCTTTGAAAGTGATGCAAACAAGTGGGTTGTAAAAGAAAGTATTAAATACTTTAACGAGTATAAAGATCTACCAACATTAACGGTCTTTAAAATTAAAGTTGATGATGTCAACGACGAACTTCTCAAACGAAGTATTGTAGACAATCTAAAGTTGGTTTACCAAAAAGTAAGCGACAACGATTTGAAGTTTGTTAAGGAACAGTTCTTGGAATTCTGCAAAAATCAGAAACTAAAGAATGCTATTATTGAAAGTGCAGACCTATTGGCACTAGGTCAATATGAAAAGATCAAGAATGTAGTTGATCACGCAATGAAAGCTGGTATGGAACGTAATATTGGTCACGATTATACCGAAGACGTTGAAAAGCGTATGAGTGTAATGAGTCGTAATTGTGTTAAGACTAATTGGACTGAAATTGATACAATTATGGATGGTGGATTAGCAGCTGGTGAATTGGGTATTATTACAGCTTGTGCTGGTAGTGGTAAGAGCTGGGTACTATCTAAGCTAGGTGCTGAAGCTATGAAACAAGGCAAGAACGTAGTCCACTTCACTCTAGAATTGAATGAAAACTATGTGGGTCTTCGATATGATGCTTGTTTTACTGGAATTGATTTCCAAAACATTCGCAACAACGTAGACATCGTAAAGCAGAAGATTGCTGATGTGCCTGGTAAGTTGAAGATCAAGTACTTCCCAATTAAAACTGTAAGTGCTTATAGCCTTAAGGCTCATTGTGAACGATTGGCAGTACTAGGTACCAAAGTCGATATGATTATTGTTGACTATGCAGATATTCTACGTCCATCGCAGAGTGAACGTAATAGTAACAGTTATAGTGAAGCTGGAGGTATTTATGAAGAGCTTCGTGGTGTAGCTGGTGAATTACAAGTTCCTATTTGGAGTGCTTCACAGAGTAATCGTGCTGCTATGGATGAAGATATTATTCAGGCTAACAACATCGCTGATAGTTATCGTAAAATTATGACTGCTGACTTCGTTATGAGTCTAAGTCGTAAAGTTAACGATAAACAAGCGAACACTGCACGATTCCACGTAATTAAGAATCGTTTCGGACCAGATGGTTTGACATTCCCAAGTAAGATGAACGCTGGTTGTGGTCATATTGAGATTTATGGGGAGAATAGCCGTGAGGGTATGAGTATCTTGAATGAAATGATGGATGGTGAAAATCAAGTCAAAAAGGCTCTAAAATCCAAGTGGAACGTTCATAACAACGATGACGAAGAATAATTTATAGTATGTAACACACAAAAAGCGTACAAATAAATTATTAA